CATAAGACTGTGAAAAATGAGGAACAACCTTAAAAGCAATTCCGCTTGTAGGTGCAGTTTCGTTACCAGAAGCTGTCCATTTTGTTAACCATCCATCACTACTAATAACAACATAATCGTCAACCTTAATATCAGGAAGAGTAATGTCCCCATCTAATTTTGTTACTGTAACAGGTGTACTATCACTTGACTTAAAAGTATTTGTTGTGAAAATATCACCAATATTAATTTTTAATAAACGAGGATAAATTAAGCCATCTGTGAAATCAGTATTCTTTAAAGCAAAGTCCTTATGATTTTGATAACGTTCATCATATAATTTCTCTTCATTAAAAACTAACATCCACTCTCCCGCAACACTATCACTATTGCATGCTCGTGCATTGGCCATGTCATATTTTAAAAACTGACCGTTTTCTAATTGAGTAATAGCATGATTGCTAGAATCTTTTGCAGGGAGTTGTGCATAAATTTGTCCTGTATATCTTGCTGATAAGTGATTAGGCTCAACCTGGCCAAATCCTTTTCTTGTAGCCATATTAGCATTCCTCCTAATTAAAATTTATTATTCATTGTCGCTTCAACAGCCTTAACCCAATCAGGCGTTGAATCTTCTGTTTCTACAACATTGAAAGTTATAATACCCTTCTAATCTTTTTCATTTTCAGAATCTTCTTCTAAATTAAAATTGACCTTTTTATCAAAACAAATTACTGCTAACTTTGATTTGATTTCTTCAAGAGTATATTTAGACTTATTCTAAATAACATCCTTCTTATCTTCATCTGTTAACATAAAGAATTGATTAATTAAGGCATCCTTTTCTTTATCTTCAATGTTTTGTTTAAATTCTCTTAAAGAAGCAATTTCCTTTTCTAAATCAGAATATTTTTGAGATAAGGTTTCGTAATCAGCCTGTAAAGCTGTAAACTTTTTCTTCTTATCTTCATCTTCTTTTTCTTCTTCCGCAGAATCCTCTTTATCGTCAGAAGAATCTTCTTTTTCCTAATCCTTCTTTTCTTTATCGTCTTTTGCGGTATATTCTTTCTTTTTCTTATCTTCTTCTTCTTTATCTTCTGTTGCGCCACCTTCTCCTTGAGAATCAGATTTTTCTTCTTTCTTCTCTTCTTCTTTTTTCTCAAAAGAAGTTTCAACAAAAGTGTCCTTTACTTCTTCAGGAGCTTGATTTTCAAGTTTTGCCATTTCTGGTTGTCCTCCTTTTTCTAAGGCATATTTTAGATCTTTCATCATACTAAATAAAGTATTTGAAAAATCTTTATCTAACTTAAATGTACTAGAAGTTACGGATGCACCCTCAAAACAAGGCTACACATTATCTCCTAGAATACATAACTTTGAAAATATTGCGTCATTTATAATAAAAAATTCCATATTACTTTTTGAATTTTTTGCCCAATGACCTTGTAAACTTTTTTCATCTAATTCCATAGACTGAGGCTTTCCGCCGTCATCAAAGACTTGTTTAGCCTATTCAAATTGTCCAGTCCATAAATAACCTGTTGTCATTAGATAAGTTCTAATAACATTATTATTAAACTCATCTGTATCTTCAAAATCTTGAAACCACACTTTTGCATCAGGAGACACAAAACCATATGGTTTAGTTAAACAATTAAAATGAAAACCTTCATCGTCTAAGATGACTTGATCGCCATGGTCTGCGAAATCTTCTTTATCTTTTTTATAATATCCAACAATAGGCGCACCACGTAAAGTTTTAGCCATTTCTGTAGCAACCTATTTTGATATAAAACTACCGTTACGATTTTCTCCTAAATAAAAAACTTTAATCTCACAAGAGGACATTAGAGGATTTATATCTAAGGTTTGTAAGTTTATAAATTCAGGAGATTTAATAGTAGCAATACTTTGATGTGCTAATGCCATTATCTTTCTCCTTACATACTCTATTTATTCATTATTGTTTTCTCTGTTTTCTCATTATCTTGTTTTTCCGGGCGGCCAGCACCTTCCGGTTTACTACCAGAAGGTTCTTTTCCACCACCAGACTGTCCATTTTCACCACTTCTATTTACCGCAGATCTTTGCTGTAAAGCCTCTGCATTCATAACATTAGAAGTAAGCGGAGGAACAAAGACCCTAACAAGATCAAGAATATCATTTTCAAAGAACGCATTTGCTAATACCGAACTCTGTGTTTGACCTAACGCAACGGGAGGAAGCATTTTCGTATAACCCATTTGCGCATGTTCTTTATATAACTTAGCCAAATCTTTATAATTATAAATAGTTGTAGGTAAGAATTGCGCCTGATAATAACATCTTTTTGGTGATTTATTAAAAGGTTCTAACAATAAATTTAAGAAAGATTCAAACTGAGTTAATAAATTATACATAGATGCTTCATCATTAGCAATAGAATTATTTAATGCTATATTACCATCACTATTAAATTGTAATTGTGAAACACCAGCTTCATTATAAACCGTTCTCTACACTTTCTATAAATCATCAATGGTTGTTGTTGTTCCTCTGTCAGACATATCTGCAACCTAAACATCCGCAAAAGTAGTTAAAATATCAACACCAATAGCACGACTAACCATTTGAACAGCATTATTATGTAATTCTTGTGCTTCATCAACATCAAAAATTAAATCACCATTTTTATCCAATGGCATTTTTTGAATAATGATTTTTAAAAGTTTCTGTGCCATCTTTTTTCTATCTAACTATTGTGCGGCATCCAGGTCGATTATAGCGGGAATAACAGAAATAAAAGGAGGGAAATCTTCTTCATTAATATTAAATTTTACGGTACTTTTTGGATCTAATACATACCATCCTGACTCGTCTCCAGGAAAATCAGGTTTTAGCTTTCCGCCAATATATAATTTGTAGCCTTTTTGGAAATCTTTAGGAAAAAGTTTTAATATGCGATAACGCTGTGTTTCATCAGGATACGCATCTCTAAAATATTTCATATTAAATTCTACTACTGGACGATTTGAAATCTTAAATCTAGATCTACAATATTTAACTGGTAACTATTGTACAACTACTTTATTTCCTTGAGGTAATAAGTATCCATAATAACTACCGTTTCTTATTACTTTTAAAGCAACCTCGCCGCAAAAGCGTTTTACTTCAAAAGCCTAAAAGAATTTTAATACTTTAAAGAAATTCTGGAATTGTTTCTTTTTTTCTTTATCCTATTCACTTGTCTATATACTACCTAGTCCGCTATCAGGGTCTAATAAACCCTCACATCCTTTTACAAAAGGAGTAATAAACCAATCGTATTTATATAAGTATGCCATATATCTACATAGTCTTGCATAAATACCACTAGTACGATAAAAGAAATTAGATATTTCTATCATCATAGCTTTATTCCCGTTATTAATAGCTTTAAGTACCTATTGCTTATCACCAAGTTTAGGATTAATTCTTTTAAATTCTCCTAAAGATACAACAGCATCTTCAAGAGTCTTTACTCCTACTTTTATTTTTGAGAAATCTAATGCGGGAGAGTATGTTTCATTGGTATCTTGTAAAGAAGGTCTCATTCTAAAACCTTTTTTCTTTATCTCTTCTTTTCTATTTACCAAAAAACCACCGCCTTCAATAAACATCAGCTAAATTCATAATATAATCATAATTTATCTGATACTAATCCCAATATGGGATTATTACGAGTTTTATACCATGCTTTTTACAATACTAACGTTTTTGCATATCATAATACTGTTGTTGATTTAGCCCTGACATTCCGCCAAAAACACTTTTTGCTTTATAATGTTGAATACCTTGATACTAAATTAAAAACCATAATTCTCCATCATCATCAAAAACAGCAAAATCAAAACGTAAAGCATGGCCGCCACGACCTATTAAATCAGGAAAACTATATTCTTCCTGAAAATCTAGACCTGCCTGCTATAAAATCTAACATATTTTTATTTCTGCACGAGAAGACTTCATATAAAATATATTCTCCTTTCTTTAACTATAATAATATTAAAAATAAAAAAATCTTTTTGTTAAATTTTGTCCATTATTTTATAAAAATTAATAAGGTGTAAATAAACACATTTTACTTAAATCTCTCTTTTTTCTTTTACGACTCCGCTACTCTTCTTGTTTAATAAAATATAATCCATAAACAAAAGCAGAAAATTTATCTTTTTTTATTCCGCGACTATCTTGTTTTAAAATAATATTTACACCTTCGTTATCCTATACTAAATTTAACATTTGCTATCTTAATACTGTAGTTAAAACAAAAGGACGAAGATATTCATTTCTTTTATCGGGAGTCATGTTTTGACCCGTTCTTGTCTACATTAATTTTGCTTTAGCCTAAGCCTAATCAATTAAAAATTTAATTTTTCCACTTGACATTTGTGTTTGAGCATAAGAATAAGCCTATGTGTTAATTGGAGCATTAGCTTTTATTTGGAATATAGCGTCTTTCTAATACTAAGATATTCCTTTAAAAATTTTTTTATAAACACCTTCTTCATCATTCTAAACACCAAAAGGTGGAAGATAGTCTCCGTCATCCGTTTCCTGTGCTAACACCATAAAGTCCAAAAGGCCAATACCTAAACCGTTTGTATCCAATGCAATCTTTCTAGCTTTATACTTATAATATATTTTCTTTATATGTATTGCCTGTTGTTCAAAATGCTATTCCTCAAAAGTATAAAGATTAACTAAAGATTTAATTGCTGCTCCTTGCGGCTGAGGGGTACACTTAAAAACAGCTACTTCCGACGTACATCCTATACGACCAACGTCAACTCCTAATA